GAAGGAATACAGCACCAGAAATCCGGGGTTCTGCTGCATGAATACGTGATTGACGTAATCCGTTTCCTGCTCCGCGGCCTGCTCATCCTCGGGGCCAACGGGTGAGAACTTCACCACCTCGTCGCCGGAACAGAATATCTCCATCAGCGATGGCATCAGCCCGTCGATGGTGTCGGCCACGTCGGAGGATACGGCGCGTGACTTACCCGCCTCGTCGGCAATATCCGCCGAGACATCGCCCATGTAGTAATCCATCGCATCCGCACGCTCTTTGCTGAGCTTGGATGCGCTGGCTGCGGCTAGGGCATCGGCCTTTTCGGCTGCAAGAATGGCCCGGAGTTCGGACTCTGATAATTCGGCCATTTGTTCTTATTTTTCCATGCCGAGAATGGTTTGTTCGCTGAGCCAAGGAGGCAGTGCCCGCCTTTGTTCTGGCGTCAAATCCATGCGATATTGAACATTCCTCGCCTCGACTTCGCCGGGCAGGTTTTTATATTGAGCGTGCCCCTTTTCCATGGCGCCGATGCCGTGAGGGCCTTCGATCTTGTGAATCTCGTTTACGAGCTCTTGTCGCAGTTCCATCAGTTCATTGTAGCGGGGCGTCCCGGAGGCGGCCTTAAGCCGGGAGTTGATTTCGGTAATCTGATCGTTGTAATCGCGCAAGACCCTTTTTAGATCGCGCGTGAAATCAGCAGGGTTTCCGCCGGGGGCAAATCCCTCGCGCGCCTGTATACCGTGCTGCATTTCATGCAGCGCAACGGACCGCATGTCGTAACGGGTCGGCGCCGTGACTGACATGCCGGTGTCGTAGAAAGAGCCCCTTTCATCGCCATAGCTGATATTTGCTTCAAGTTTCTTTGTGTCGGGATACGCCTTGAAAAAATCGGGGTGATCAACGTGTTCGCTCCAGTATCCACCCTGTCCGGGACTAACACTTGACTTGCTGTCGTCAATCTCAAAGCGCCATTTCTTATCAGCGCCCTGAAACCAGCCGGTATTTTTAAATATGTCCTCTACCGGCGCGCCCTTTGCTGCCATTTCTTCGGCGGTTTTTAGTGCCTGTAGATTTGCGGTCTTCGCCAGCCGTCCGCCGAAGATACCGACCGCACCGGGAACCGCTCCTAGGCTGCCGCCAGAGCCAAGCGCACCAGCCAGATCAGCGGCAGGCGCCACCATCTGCTCGGTCGTGACCGGTTCCGTTGACTGATACGCTCGACCGGGGGCCATAAACGCATCGGCCAAGGAACGAGCGAGCACTTCCGGCCACGTCTGATACCGCTCAGGTGACGCCGGCAGTACATCCCAAAAGCTTGCCACCGAAATTACTTTCCGCCAAGGCCGCCGGACAGTCCGCCGCCGTTCGCCCTGCGCCGCTGGGCTCCCAGGCCAGTACCACCACCGCGCATGCCGCCGTTGCGGCCCATCGCGTCCTGCCTCTGCTGGAGGAACTCCGGGATGGCGCCACTCATGCCGCTGAAAGCCGGATTAGCGCCGCCATCCCGACGCCGCTGCGCGCCGAGCCCCTGGCCGCCGCCCATGCCGCCAACAACCGGATCGGCGTGTGGGGGGACCGGGAAGCCGCCAGCGCCCTGCGCCGGCCTGTTCAGCTGGTCGAGCTGCGCCTGCTGGTAGTTGTTCATGTTGGAATTGTACTGGTCCCAGACCATGTAAGGGTTGCCGTTGTAGTTCTGGAACTCGCCATCATTCCGCAACAGGTCGGCGTACGTCCATTGCTTCGGCGGGATGATAATATTACTGCCCCGGCCCGTATTGCCCGTCACCCCGCCTCGAGTGCCAAGACCAAAGTCGTTCGGGTCAATCCGCGCATCACGCGCTTCCCTGCGCCGCTCACGGCGCGTTGGGTCCTCACCGAGCATGCCGCCCAGGTTGAGGACGTCAAACCATCCTAGTGCCATATGTCAGTCCTTCGTGATCCCGGTCGGGCCGGAAACCGGCTGACCGCATATGCGGTAATAGCGCCCGGCGCGCAGCCACATCACTTCGGTGTGCGGCGTATTCCCGCGCCAGTTGAAGAAATTGACCAAATCCGCCCGCACGTCGGCATCGTAGTATCTCAACATGAGCCGCGTGGTCGCCGGCGAATGCCAGAACTCGAAAAAATTATAGCCCGAGTGGAAGCCCATCGCTGCGGCCGGCTCTACGCAGACCCGCTCTCTAGGGATGATCCCGAGGATGACAGTGCAGGCCGAGGCGCAGTACCGCTTGATGATGAAGTGAGTCCCCGCCCTGGCGTCAGCCTTGTAGCGGTCGACATACCACGCGACCGTGCCGCCCATGTCGATGTCGATGACCTTGGACGGCTGGGCGGTCGCCGGGGTCGCAAACAGTAGCGCCCCAGCGACGATGAGCCATTTCACCTTCAGCGTGTATTTAGGCTGCACTTGTCAACCAGCGGCACGATGAACACCATCGCCCCGGCGATCTTGACGTAGACTGACGCGATCAGATATCTCAGCATTTCCATTGTATTCCCCCTATCGGTTCGGACCGCTCATGCCGGGATAACCAGATTGATCATCTTTTCCCAGCCCTCCTGCGTCGGCACCTCGTCGGGCTTGTTGACCTTGGCGATCTCGACGAGCCGCACTATGTCAGCATTCGTCGTCACGTCCTCGCGGACCACAACGTTGGGCTGGCCAGGGCGCAGGACAATGTTGGGCCTGCGTGGCCCGCGTCCGCCGCCAAATACTACTTTCACCATAAGATTTCTCCCTTAGAGTTTCTTGGCAGCGAAGACCAGATCAATCATCTTTTCCCATTCTTCCTGCGAAGACACCTCGGCAGGCTTGTTCACCTTGGCGACCTGGCCTTCCTGGGTAGAGCAAATGCGCTTCTCCCTGTCGGCAAGCCATAGAGCATCGGCAGCCTTCTTTTCGTCGGCAGCCTTCTTTTCGTCGGCAGCCTTCGCCGCGTCCTCGGCCGTGAAGCGGGTGTTCACGCGCTCGAAAGCAAGGGGCCGTTTACCTTCAACTTCTTTAGCCATCAGACAACTCCCATTTTTGGATATTCGATCTTACGCATGAAGCCGGTATTCATTGCGTCACGATCGAGCGTGAGCGCGAGATACCGGAAGGCGTCAGCGGCATGGCTCGCCCAGTCATGGACGGGACGGGGCCGGAGCGCCCTTAGCTTGTCGTCATACTCGGCGCGGTAGAGCTTAAGTGCCTCAATACCGCGCTCGCATTTGGTCTTGTCGAACCAGCATCTCGGGATCATCACGCGCACTGCGTTAATACCATCCTCGACCCGGTGCATCGGCGCCACGCTTACATTTTTCAGCCCAAGGCTTTCCAGAACTTCGAGCCGCGTCTTACCCGTTCCCAGCTCCTTGGCTTGGGCATCGTGCGGGACAAAGTGGCCGCCGTAGTGATAGGGTCGATTGTCGATCTCGCGGACGTAATGACCCAGGTCGGCTCCCGAAGATTCGTAATAGTCGATAATCCTGATTTCTCGTCCGACAATCTGAGCAAACCAGATAGCCGTAGCGTCCCGGATACCCAAGTCCCACGCCGTCCAGACCTGGCTTGCTGGCTCATACGGCACTCCGGTGATGCGCTTGTCGGCTTCGGCCGCATTCATCAGCTTGCCGTAGTAGGCGCCGACGATCGCAGCATCGAACGAACACTCGAACTCCTGCTCATACTGGTCTTCGCTCAGATCCCGCCGCGCCAGATCGAGCTCGCCTTTGTCAATCAAGCCCGACTCGCTCGCCTTCAGCATCAGCGAGTACCAGCCGGGTTCCTCCTGGCTGCGCTTCCACATTTCGTAAAAGCTATTCCTGCCCTTGGGCGTGCCGATGAACACCGCCCAGCCAAGCCGGTCGGCTAGTGCAGGACGGATGACCTCGGCCCAGACTCGGGGGTCCATGTCGGCAAATTCATCGAGAACAACTCCGTCGAGATAGATTCCGCGTAGTCCGTCGGCATTATCAGCGCCGTAAAGACGTACTTGCCCCCCGTTACCGTAATCAACCCGAAGCTCTGACTCGTTAACCTCAGCACCAAGCGCGCGAAGAGGCAACATAGACGCGCGCAAATAGTCCCAAGCCACCGCTTTACTCTGCTTGAGGTAGGGGGAAAGGTAAGCAAATCGTGGCCTCGTGAGTTTGCAGCGCAGGGCGCCGTCCTGAAGATCATTGATGCATGCCACCGTCTTGCCGGCTCGCCTATGCATCACCAGCGTTGCGAAGCGTTCGGCGCGTCTGTGGAACGCCTTGAACTGCTCCCGCGGTCTATAGCCGCAGTCAATCGTTTCCAATGGGCACGCTATCGTCGGGTGGCGGCAAGAGGTCTTGAGCCCGAGTCACGCCGGTAATGATCATCCTGACCGGGGCACGCTCGTCGTCGCCGGCAATAGGCTGCGTGGGCTTGCCCCATCCGCGATCGAGCAGCGCCTGAGCCGCCGATACTTGGGCTGCTGGCGGTGAGTCCCTGTTGGTCATAACCCTGGCAAGGGTCGTTATTGCGCTTTCGGTGTGAGCCCTCGCCAAAGATTTGATTTCGGTAGGCGTCTTGGACACTTAGTAAATTCCTGCTATGTAAATTTCATGCACATTCTAGTTCGTCGAGTGCTCGGGCGCATTCCTGCTGCCGCGCATGACGTCGACGCTCCGCAGGCAGTCGATGTAGTTCTTATAGCCCTCGCTGGATTCGGCTATGACCCTGCCATTGGCAATGAAGCGCCAGCGCCATTCACGGCGCCAGAAGGTTTTATAGACTTCGTATCTCACTCCCTGCCTTTTATCTTTGCGAGTTCGGCCAGCATCGACTCAAGCACCATGCGGTTAGCGCTCGCGCCATACATATCGGCCAGAAACACGTTGTCGTGCATATAGGCGTCGGTTTGCAGGCGCAGCATCGACGTGGCCAGCGCTATACGCTCGATGTCGTCAGCATTTGGCTGGATCAGCTTCATGACTCACCGTTGCCAGAAATTTTGCGTTGTAGATTCCCCACCACTCCCTGAGATTTTCGGAACCTTCCCAAAGCGCCTGAGCGGGAGAATCAATTTTCACTTGAGCCACACGCCCAGCCTCGAGGCCGCGCGCAAATCCTTCAGCAAAGCCGCGCTCGTATTCAGTCATTTAGCCTGCCTCCAAAGAAAAGCCGCCTCGGGATTCATGCCGGGCGGCTATCAGCCCAGGTGCCGAGACATTACCCGGTTCCCCCGGAACTGATTGCATTAAAGGACCGGCCTCCACCAGTCATGGCAGTATGCACTGTGGGCGGGGACCAGCTCGGGAATCTTGACTTGCTGCAACCTCAGGATTTCCGCTGCGCGGTGGCACTCTTCCAGGGTGGGGAATTCCTTAACCACGATATCCGTGGGGAATGTTCCAACCATTATAACAATCAACAGTATGATGCTCATTGATGGCCCTCGCCGTTTCTGTGTCGGCTATCCTTGCAGACCGGCTCACCGCAGCCGTGCTGGCTATGCGGGCCGGGGGTCTGAATAATCAAAAGGATGCGGCAAGGGCTGCCAGGCCGATCTTGGCCGCCTTGCTGGTGTATTCAAAATCTCCAAGCTCTTCAGGTTCCTCGAATACCGCAACAGCGTTTACCGCATGCAGCACTCGCTTGCCCTTTGCTTGGAGAATCGAAAGCCCGCTTTTGTACACCTTGGCGGCGCGCTCGGCCTCCTCGTCCGTCATCTGATCCATGCGGGAATCTGGATTGCCGGTGGTGCCAAACTCAGCGCCTGATGAGCCGGGAAAAGGGTTCGGCGCGCCGATCGACCAGAGGTAACTAAAGTAGGCGTGCCGCCATGAGACGCCAGCCTGATATTCCGGCTCGGAAATAAGGCCCTTCAGCCGCAGCCGGCCTAATGGACATTCAAGTT